AGCCACAGGGTAATTGGAATGCAATCCTTCAACCGCCGCTGTTGCTGTTTTGCGCAAATTTGGATTGCGATTGGCAGCCGCGATAACCGCACTCTTTTCTTGGCGGGTAAGTTGCATTGGACCTTGCGCTGTGCTTGGGCCAGTCGGCACAATACCCTTAATCACTGGAGTACCAAGCGCGTCCATGCTGTTCAAAATCATTTCACCAGCTTTGGGAGCAAGTCTCTTAGATGCCATTTTGGCCAATACACCACCGCCTTTGATGGGCCCAGCAAGATCGATTCCTAAACCGACGACATCTGCTAAACCTTCCTTGCGGCCAGTCTTGACGATTGGGACATATCCACCTGTACCGCTTGGCGGCATGGTAATCGGGCTGTTGCCATAGGCCCAGTTTTCAATCTCTTCTGGTGACTTCCCTAGCAAAAGATCACCTACACCTAGACCGCCAAGCAGCGGAACAAAGTCTTTAATTTCATACTGGTTCGCCATGTCTCGCACATCACGCACAAAGTTGGCCACGCCACCCACAACCGGATTGCGTGGAATTGGTTTGATTTCGCCATATCCACGACTCGCATCCGATACGGTTCCTGATGGGCCAGCTGCCAGCATGATGTCACCCTCTTGTCTGCCGGGCATGGTCTGCTCTGGCATTGCAGGCTCAACTGGCGCGTCAGGAAATTGGGTAGCGGTCAGGGCCGACAGGTACTTGTCTTCAATTGAGCTGTAAGCCATCACTGTTCTCCATTCGCTTCTCGCAACAATTGCTTGATGCGCTTGAACTCATTGAGTTTGTTTTTGTCATCGCCTGCTTTGCGCTCAAGAGCTGGCAGCGTGTCGCGGGTGATTGGCCCATTGATCCAGTTTTTCTTTTCATAGTCTTGCAATAACTGCCTTGCGGCTTTTGCAGACTCAGTGTTGCGAGTCTTGGCGATGTTGTCTTCAAGCTGGGTCAGGATCTGGCGCGGTGTCAGAGTCTTGCCTTCAGCAGCAGCGGCAGCTTGAATCTGAAAAGCCTCAGATACCAGCTCGGTGCGGCGTTTAAATTCTTCACCCTTTGGATCGAGCACCACCACGCTGCCGGGGATCACAGGGATGCCAGACAGTTTGGAGATGCCGCGATCAAGCTCTGAGCTGTCGCGCCGGTCTTCGCTTTGCAGCAGCTTGAGCGCGGTCACTGCATCCTTGCCGGTGATGCCTTTGCCGACCAAGCCCCAGATCTGATCTGGCCGCGTGATGGTGTTGTTGTAGATGCCAGCAAGCAGGTTGAAGTTGACGGCTGGGTTGCCTTCGCCGCTTGGAGCCAAAAGATCCTTGAGCGTGCCAATTGGCACAGACCCTTCCGGCAGTGCGGTGAGCTGGGAGATGAGCTGCTTCTTTTTTGGACTGCCATCAGGCAGCGGAAAGATCTGCTCAAGCAGGTTGATGGCTTGGGCCTCGCCGTCTTTTTTGATTTGAGCGGCTTTGGCATCAGCGACTGACTTGCGATTGTTGACGGCCACCATGTAGTTGGCGGTCACCTTGGCCACGGCATCAAAGTCGTTGACGATCAAGTCTTTGAGCACCGGGCTCATGTTGCCAAGATCGCCATTGCGCAGCTTCTGCATCGTGCGCTCTGGGTCTACCATGTTCTCGTCGGTGATCAAAGCCTTGGTCACAGAGTTGATTTTTGCGTTGCGCAAAGCCAATTCAAACTTGGTGCTGTACTCGGTCTGCAAAGCCTTGTCGCCAAGCAGCACAGCCTGAGTAAGCACATTCTTTCGGAACACATCAGCCAGCTCGTCAATGGATCGCTGTTGGCCATTGGCATCAGTCCAGCTACCTTGAGAAACGGTTTGCTCAAGCAACCGCGTGCTGTTGTCAAAGTCAGCATCAAACTTGGCAATGCGCTGTGCTTTGGCTCGCTCTAATTCAGCTTTGTAGGCGGCATTGAGCACGGTGTTTCCATGCGTGGCCATGGTTGCCCGGAACTTGATCGAGGCCTCTGGGTCAATGCTGGCTAACGACTTTGAGTATCCGTCAGACATAGTCTGAACTTTTGCTGCAACTTGGGCAGAGTCAATTTGACCTGCCTCAACCTGAGACAGCAGCTTCGCCAACTCATTGCGCCCTTCAATCTCAAAGTGACCCGACAGCTCAAGGCTGCGGGCCTTGGCTACAGCTTGTCCAAAATAACCAGCCGCATTTGAACTTGGCAAACCAATATCAACACCATCTTTTGCAAGTTGCACTTGTTCGGATGTGAGTTTATTGTCAGCAACAAACTGCAAACCCTCTTGCTGGCGCATAACGCCAGCAGTTTGAAATGCATTGGCGCTCATTCGGTCAAGAATCTGCGCAAGCTGGCTGGCCCCTTGAGCCGCTACACGCGGCCCAATGTAGTCAACCTGCTGCTGCTGTACTTGCGCCATAGGCACACCGCCAACAGAGCGCAATTGCATTTGTCCTGATTCGATTCTTGTGGCCATAATTATGTGTCCGTAATTGCTTTGTAAGCGGGAGCAAAAGAATTGACCAATGTTGCATTGGCAAGGATTCCTCCGCTTTTCCTCGCTGCATTGCCAGCAAATGTGAGCTGGTTAGCTTGGCTTCGTGCGCTGTACAGGTTGAGCATGTTCTGGTAATCGGTGGACTCCAGCATGGCGCTGGCATCCTCAAAGCCCAGCACCCGCGCAGTCAGTGCATTCAGATCAGAGATGCCGACATCGCGCATGGTTGCAGCCACGTTCTCGCGCTGCACAGCCTGCACAGATCCTTCACCCAGCACCACGCCGCTTGCGGCGGCTCTGGCACGCACAGCAGCGTTTGTTGCCCGCATGTTCTTTAACAGTGCATTGCCAGCAATTTGGTAATTCTGCGCCTCTATCTCAGCCTTTTTTAGCGTGCGTCCAGCTTGGATCGTTGCATACTGTTCGGCCATGTCTGCTCGCACTTGAGCAACTGCAAGTGTGTCACGCGCTTGCAACAGATAGCTTGTCTGCTGATTGATGGCTGCGGCTTTTTGGGCCTCGGCTGCGCCGTAGGCTCCAATTACGCCTGCCACTCCAACTGTTTGCGCGGGTGTTAATTCTGGTATCGCCATGTCATGTCCCTGAGAAAACCGCCACTCGGTAGTCCAAGCCAAGCAGGTTCATCTTGACCGGCAAGTCTTGCGACACCTCAATGAATTGCTCGCGGCTGTAGCCAAGCACGCCATTGACGCGCTTGATGCCAGTGAATTCTGGAAGCGGGTCATCCAGCAGCGGGTTGTCAAAAAGTCGGAATGCCACGGGCTGGTTGTTGATGATCATGTTCTGTGTCTCATTGACAACAGCGCTGATCTCAACAATGCGCTTCTTGAATGACACACGGCTGCCGGTCTGCAGCTTAACCTCGGCAGGCATGGTCTTGACGTAGACCGTGATTGGCAAGCCAACCTCGTAGCTTGTGGTGCTTGATCGGTCAAACGTCACACTGCCGCCACCGCTCACAGTCTCGTTGCCTTGTGGCGAGCCATCACAAATGACGTTCAGCGACTTGGCCACATGAGGCAAGCTGCTGGCGCTGGCTGCCGCGCCGCCAACAAATGCGCAATCTGTGAAGTACTCATAGCCAAACAGCTCAATGAAGTATCTGGTTGTCCCGTTGAACACCCGCTTGGTGACGGCGTATATCGCATTGACATCAACACCAACATCAATGAATTCACCATCGGTGAGAAACTCTGAAGGGCTTGTTACCTGCTGGCTGCGCATGATGCTGAACACAGCCATGCTGCCGTCATCGGTGTTGGTCATCAACAACAGATCAGCCTCTTCGGTGCTTGATGCCCGGCGCAAAGCAATGCGCTGCGGCCCCTTCAACAAGTGGCCAGACAGCAGTGAGATGCGCTGCGTGATGTAGGTGAGCTGGGTGTCGCTAAAGACAAACTCATTGAGCGACTTGCCTTGGCGCTGGATATAGATCGAGCCAGACTCCACAGACTGCACGCGAGTGCCCGGCTTGATGCCATTGCGGCTCACGTTCTTGAATGTGAAAGTGAGCGGGGTGACGGGGTCGGTATTGGCTTGCGGGATATAGAACTCACCGCCAGTGGTGAACACTTGGAAGTCACGCGAGCTGATGATGTCGGTGATCACGTTCAGATCGTTGGTGTCCAGCGTGGCTTCGACCGCATCGTCATCGAGCGACTCGGTTGGGACAAAGTCAAAAAACAAACCGATCTTTGATCCCCAGATGGTTGATGGCCGCGATTTGGAGCCACCAAAGTACAGGCGACCCTCATGGAAAGTTACAGTGCGCGGCCAACCCTTGGTGGAGCTCCACACATCGACGTAGCCTGTCTCAAGCTCCCAGCCACCAGATGCCACCGCAGAGGTGTCAAAGAACGGGTATTCAGTGATGGCCTTGACCACAGTGGTGCTGACGTACTCAACAATGCGAGCGCGGCCTTGGGTGTTGACATTGACATACTGATTGACGCTGCCTGCGCTGAACACGCCAGCAGATGCTGTCAGCGTGACGTTGCCAGACACCGCGCTGGGTGTCAATGTGGCCGCTGGGTTGGTTGCAGCCAACGTGTAGGCGTATTTGGGGATGCTGTCAAAAGTGATTGTGCTGGCCGTCCACAGAGAATCTGATGCGCCGCGCACGATCTTGATTGGTTGCAGGTCAGGGTGGACAACAATCAGGGTGTCAGCAGACTGCGTCCAGCACATGTCATCAACCATGTCGCTGCTGATTGTGGTTGTCAGGTAGCTGTTGCCTGTGCCATTGATGTTGGTCACGATTGCACCATTTTTGACAACATGCATGCGGTTGTGGGTGAAGCACAGCATGTAGCTGTCGGCCACTGAAAACTGGAACGACACCAAGCGCACACCATTACCAGCGCTTGGGGTACTGCTGTTTGGCAGCTCAAAGATGTGCTTTGTGCCGGGCCTACGGCGCAGACCGCCTTGGGGCTGGATGAGCACGTTGGTGGCCTTGGCCAGCGCGTTGTTGTAGGCGGTCAGGTCAACCCGCGCACGCAGCAAAGGGTCGAGCTCGCCTGTCGCAAAGTTGGTGGTGAACTCTACAAAGCGTGGCATGATTAAGACTTCTCCCTATAACGTTTCCACGCACTTGTTCTACATGTTCTGCAGCCTCTATTGCCTTTCCACTCATAAACATTTTCTGATGTTAATGAATGGCCATTGACGCATTCAGCTTTTCGCTTTCGTGGCTTTTGTGCTTTCATATTTACGCTATGCGTCACAGCTTCAAGATGAGCAGGGTTTACGCATATGCGGTTGTTGCAAACATGGTGAATATCGTAAGAGTCAGGAATAGTTCCGTTAAATGAAATATGCGATGCACGATGAGCGCCCATGCGCTTGCCTTGGTAACTGATATTTCCATAACCAGCAGAGTTTGGCGCAAATGTCCACAGCCAGCATCCGCTCAATGGCTCTGCAACGCTTCTTTCTTGAATAAGCGTTTGTAGCGATTTATTGTGCGCTTTCAATTTCGCACCGCCACAAGGGTGTAATCCTCAATTACGCGCACAGGGTTGTTCTGGCCATCGATCTGGGCAGCAGTGCGGAAGTACCCGCCACGGCCATTCTCAGAGATGTCGCCGGTCGCCACGCGCTGCCACTTGGCAGACTTGTCTTGCTGCTCGGTGATGGTCTCAGCGATGTGCCAAGCCACCATGTACTTGAGGAGCTGCACAAAGTACTGCGGCATGGCGTACTCAGGCACGCTGAATTGGTAGTCAATGAAGACGCTGGTCAGGTTGGTCAGCAGCTTGTCGCCTTGAATCTCCCAGTCTTTTTGAACCGGGCTGCCGGGGTTGGCGCTGTTGTACACGGCACGGGGATTGGCCAGCTTGTCGCCGGGCAACTGGTACTCGTAGCGCCAAACAGTTGTTGGGGTGGTGATGAGCTGCGCGAGCTGCACCTTCTTCATGGAGAAGCTCCATGGGTACATGACCAGTGTGGAGTCGCGAATGTCGGGATAGAGTCGGTCGCACACGCTGGACTCATCAGTGCCATCGTTAAAAGACGATATAGCCTTCGCTCCTATTAAGAGCAAGGCATCAGAGCAGATCGATACACCAGTGTCACCAGCAGCCATTTGAACCTCTCAATGTGAGAAAGGCCAACCT